ATTTCAACCTTGACAGTATAGCTATTTGTTGTTTTTAACACAACACTCGCAGAAAACAATGCAAAAAGCAAATGACAACCAATTATCAAACCTCCTCAGCTCGGCTGTGAAAGCCTAGCGTGGTGCATTCTCAAAGCACTACATACCATTCCAAACCATGCCAACGAAGCATTCTAAGCAATCTGCAAGCTTAAACCAAGCACGAATTAATAGTGAACTAGCTTCCTAGTGTATCGACTGTCCTACCGCTTCCTACACAGGACAAAAACGGGCGATTATGGCAGGCAATCACAATAAACCGTTTAAAATCAAAGACTTAGCAAGATATTTTAAAATTATGGCAAATCTAGTTCGAGGGGGCGTAGGCAAAGGTTAAGCCCCCAACTCGACTTTGTAATCTCCTATAACCCCTTTTCAACCCTTATCAGATATTTTCTGCCACAGCATTCACACTCCCTTGCCATTTCCCCTTATTCCTATAAAATTTTTTATAAAATTTACAAAACAAAAGTGGGAAATCGTATTAACAATGATGCAAAAAAGTAACAAATCTAAAACAAGTGTGTATAAGGTGTGTTGGGAAAGATACGATATTATGAATGCACCAAGATATGCTTAAAAAGGAATTATTCGTAGTGATATTGAGTATAAGAACATAAAAGAAAAAGGCTCATAGGAGCGTTTTAAGCACCCTACAAACCTTTTATTTTGAGCTGCTATAGATAAGTAGCTCTGATGAGTTTAAACAGCTATAATCGCCTTAAATTGGATGTAAACGATTACGAATTTCTTCTAACGTTTGGAGGTTATAGACAACTCCGTTTTCGAATACTACTTTCAATTCTCCTCGTTAGATATACAAGCTAGTACGTTAGTTTGGTACTATTCTTTTAAATGTTCAATAATGGTAGACATGTCTGATAGCACACAATTGATATCTTCAATCTTATGTATATCTCCATCATTGTCTTTATAATAATAGTATAGTTTCATTATTTCCTCTCCTTAATGTTTGCATTTACCAATACGTAATGTCCATGTCCACAAGGATGTGTTTTGTTAATTAGATGGCATAGCTGTATATCAGTGTTAAATACACAATAATCACAACCACGCATTTCAAGGTCTTCTGGTGTTATTAATTTTACATCAGCCTTAATCTTAATAGTCATTTATCAAACTCCTTTAAAATAGCAATAGCAAGCCCTACAGCGATTAACAAAATTAGCCACAATGGGTTATTAATAACTATCACAAATAATACTAATAATAAGGTAATTTGCCAGTTAAGTGCTAACACACAAATAAATAGTAATAGTAGCCAGAACATTATTTATTCACCTTATTATAAACTTCCAACAAATCTTCATTTGTCTCTCTAATCATCTTATAAAGCTCTGCAAGTTGTTTATCCATCGAAGACTCCAATGCTGTGTTGTATTTCATGGAAGATTCCATTGCATCAGTTAGATGTTTGTTCCAATTGTGCATCACATCATTTATATCATTCTGTTGTTTGATAATACCCCATAACGAATTTATTTGTTTTTGAAGGTAACACACAATTATTAACAATCCAACATTACTGAGGATTGATGCTAGTTCATAGTAATTCATACTTGTTCTCCTTATTTGTTGTCTGCAAGCAGACGGTTAAGATGATTGGATATTACATTAGATATTTGAAGCTGTCAAATGATTTCTTTTGATATTTCACCTAGTACATTCACAGAAACATTTAGTGTTGGTACATTGTTAATATACTTACAATAAAAGTGTTTCATACTTTCTTGAAGCCATAGTTTATTTTCTATTGTTGTTATAAAGCTGTCATGAATAGGAAGGACAGGAATATCTTGTTCAACACCACAACATATTAAATCCATAGCAATATCGCTATCTTTACGTTGTAAGACATAAGCCATTGGAACACTCTGCCAAAGAATTACGTTCAATGGAAGGAATGAGTAGGCTTCCTCAATACGTTCAACAATCTTCTTACCACTACGAAAAGTACTCCATATACCTTCTGTATTCAAGTATTGTTGTACTGCAGCACAGGCACTATTTTTAGTTGTGCAGTTTAACATAATATTGAATGCATGCTTTACAGCACTTCTATTAGCTCCTACAGCCTGTTCATTCTCTGTTAATGGTAGGAGGTATAGATCACCTAGAGTTGACACAGTAGAACGTTTATAATACATGTCAATAAGCATTTGTAAGTGCAAAGAAGAGAAATCAATCTCCAGTGTTGTCATTTCATTGATTAATACACTCTCTCTATATTCTGAGTGGATATTCTGTAGTTCACTATGGTATAGTCTTCCTGTATTACCTACCTCTACATTAAATATACGTGTCAGTGTACAACGAGCTTCATTGACTACACCATTGGCATCTGTATATTCTACTTTTTTACTACTAATATAAGAATTGTAGTATCGTAGACAATCTCTAGTATATCGAGTTAAGTCATTATCTCTGTATCCAACCATACGTTTCTCCTTATCTTTCAATACTACACGTTGTATATCCTCAACAATTGTTGTCTTACTATGTTGAGTATTTGTATCAGTATCGAATATATCATAAAATAGAGGAGTAGCTATAAAACTACTAGGAATCTTTTTAGCACCTACACCATATTGTCTCTCTGCTATTGTATTGATGATATATCCTTTCTCTTCTAAAGCATTCACTGCATTAATGATTCCATAGTTAGTTATTTGTTTAGGATTATATCTCTTGTCTTTCATCTTACCATGTGTATTCCTGCTATAACAAATACGTCTATCTCTCTTAGCTAGTAGATTTACAACTATAACACCTATCTCTTTCCTATACGTAGAGAATAACTTCTGTACTCTAGACGATATACCTCTATTTACTCTTACATCTAAGTCTATCATAACACTTCCAATACATTCATTTACATCCCATTCATCATCTAAATCTATCACCTCTACCATACCCTCCTCCTCATTAATACTGAATAATTTTCTTAAAATCCTCTTGAAACCCGCATGGATAATAGCTCTTAGCGTTTCAACATAGGGTGCAAAATCCTTGGAAACCCGCATGTGGAACAATTGCGTGAAACATTATTTAACTGACAACTTTTTACACATGTTTTGTTCGTATATTGTATGGTACTTAAATTAGTTTATGTTGTCAACCTATTTTTGTGTAGACGTTAAAAAGCCCCACACATTGCTGTGCAGGGCTGATATTATTTCTTAGTTTTTAATTCAGGCTCTTCAAACATTGCCTGTATAAATTCCATTCCACTACCTTCAGGAAGGTTATAAGCCTCTTCTAAGCCTTTAAAAAGCATTGTCTTGAGGGTTTGTATCAACTTTCTTCTTTCGAGGCTTCTTAGGCTGTTTTAGAGCCTTCTGAGCCTCTTCCTGTTGCTGTTGTTCCATAGCTTTGATAAAATCTTCAGCTTCTTTCTCTTCAGCCTTCAATTTATTGTCATATCTTGTTAAGAATTCATCTTTACCCATGTAGAATTCTTTACCTGATAACATCTTGTCAATTTCAGAAGGAGTGAAGAAGCCTTTATACATGTCTTTGATAAGTTCACTACTAGACTTTACAGTGTAGTCTACATGATCCCTAACAATATTGCCTTGTCCACCACTACCAAAGCTTACGTTGTGACACATGAACGTAACGTAGTCGTTAATACTGACACGATCAGCTTTCATGACAATGAATGTGCCAGCAGATGCTGTATCAGAAGCCATATGAACATGTACATGGGCTTGTGTTAGTTGCATAGCTCCTAGTAACGGTAGGACACTATGTAAAGCTCCTCCGTTAGTTGTAAGATTAATACGTACATGATCGTTTTCACCAGCATTCTCTAACACATGGACGATATCACTGAATTGTTTAGGATGTTCAAATTCTTCGTCAATATTCACAACATAAGATGTGGCAATAGGGGATGCAATAACTTCAAATGGGGTTGTTTGTTGTAATAGATTCTGAAACAAATCCGAGTTAGCTTTGTATTTCATAATTTCTCCTTATTTTGTATTGTAGTACATTTTTACAAACGCTCTTGTAAGACCAGACCTCATGACATCGTCAGGTGTAAAGGTTACAACACCAAATTTATCTTCTAAAGCATCTAAATCTTCATCCTTCATATAATCTGGTTCTGCTTCCAATACCGACTGAATCAATTGTACTGTCTGTTCTAAACCTGATACACCTCGTAGGTCATGCTGCTTTTCATCTCCTGTCAAGATAAGTGTAGAGTTCTTCCCTAAACGAGTAAGTACCATTTCCATATCATCTCTAGTGAAGTTTTGTGATTCTTCTACAATTACAATACAATTTTCAAAAGAATAACCTCGTAGGTACTCAATTGCTTTCATTTCAATCTTTTTCTTTTCTAGGGAATAGCTTAGAAACCCGCTTCCCATGAAATTCTCAAGATGAGTGATTGTTTGGATGAAATATGGAAGTAGTTTTTCTTCCTCAGTACCTTTTAATAAACCAATTGTTTTACCTGTTGGTACAGCAGGGCGTAACAACCAGATTTTATCAGTCTTCTTATCTTTTAGCTGGCTAGCAGCCCACCACGCAGCTATCATTGACTTACCAGTACCTGCTGACCCTCGTAATACAACAACGGATTTACCAGCTCGTAGCATTGCAACAGCCGCTTTTTGGTTATCATTTGCAGGAGTGAATTTTGGAATTACTTGACTGTCATTTGTTTCAACTGGAATGAATTTTTCTTTGACAGGGGGTTTTTCAGATGTTTTCTTTGTTGAAATACGTTTTGCCATGTTGGAATATCTCCCTACATTAAATTAAACATTCCTGCTACTTGATACATAGCAGGATATACTACTTACTCAGAGCAACAAGCTTCTAGGAAGATTTCTTGTGCAATTCGCTCTGGGGATTTATTACAAGCCAAGCCTAAAGCTGATAGGTCTTTATATAGCTGTGCAGGAATTTTAATAGTAATTGGGAACATTGTTACCTGCTGTTTTTCTGCAGCTTCTGCAGCAGCTCTACCGTCTAGAATCTTTTGGTAGTTTTCTTCAAAAACATCTTGATTTTTAGTGCTAGTAATGATTGTTGCACCCGTAACTTCATTGTAATTTGATAAACGTTTACCGAAATTACTCATAGTCATCCTCCTCTTCTCTAAGTTTACGTCTATTATTCTCGATCTTCAATTTACGATTGTTATTATCGTCATACCACTCTATTAGTAACCCTTCTGACGTAATTTCTACCTCATCGTAAAGCTCACTTTCGAGTTTAACATTATATGTTACACGTTTCATGATTTACCTCTTGGCAGGTCGTCCTCTAGGTTTTTCAGACGTATTCTTTTCGAGAATAGCATTGAATTGTAAATCTACCCAAGGGTAATGATTTGACTTTTCTGAGATGACATAGCCTTCTTCAAAGGCTTTCTGCAAAGCAATAGAGTAACTTCCTAAGCTGCTTTCTACAATTGTTTTAGTTTCCATTAAGGTTCCTTGTTGTTAAAAGTTATAAAAGTGTGCCAGTTTTCGAGCTGAGTAGCAATAAAGTAAGCCTCATGTTGTTCAAATTGCATGTAGTCTTGTAACCATTGCTCCATCCCACCAGATTTTGACACGAATTCAATCTGGTTATAATCATATAGTGTTCCTGCGTAAGAACTTCCAAATCTTAGGTTTTTAATAATAAATCCATTAAATCCTCCAGATTTGTTATCTCCATCAACTAATCCTAAAATGACTTCAAAACTCATCTGAGTAGTCCTCCAAATGTTCTACAAAATCTTGTACATCAATATAGTCTAGTTCTTCAAAGTAGTCCATTGTTTTCTCCTTTTTGGTTAATCGTAAGCACACTTTAACATGACTTTGTGCAAAAATCAAGAAATTTTCTCGTTTATTTGTTTATAAGGGTATTGACATTGAGTAATTGTTAGTATATAATCTTTCATTATAAAGACAGGAGAACTCATGGGTATTCATGCTAAAAACAAATCTTTCATAGAACGTAAGCGTCCTATTGATACGCTTCGTAGGAAACTTGCACGCTGTAGTCCTGCTGCAATTGACATGCTTGAAAAGATTATGAAAGACTTGAATAATCCAGCAAGTGAAAGAGCTTCTGCTGCTAAAGTATTATTATCTATGTATGCGGATATCTTACATAAAGATAGTCAAGATAAGATTAAACGTCTTGAAATGCAATTAAAATATAAAGAAGCTATTGATTTGTTGAATGGTACAACTGTTCCAGATCAATATGACGGTGATGATGATACACCACTTCTTGATTTTGATAACATTGAGGATGTGTAAAACTACTGCGGGGTAATTCATTGGTAGAAATTCAGTCTCATAAGCTGAAAGTAGCTGGTTCGATTCCAGCCCCACGCATCCAAACAACATTCGGGTAGCTCAGTCTGGTAGAGCAGCGGTCTCCAAAACCGTAGGTCGTAAGTTCAAATCTTACCCCGTTTGCCAAAGAACTCAACTGGTTGCAGTCACTAAAGTAATGTCAGACTGAGAAGCAACTCTGACAATAAAGATAAACTTCTCGCCTAAGCATTCTTAGCTCAATGGCGGAGCGAGTGCCTTCCAAGCACAAGGACGAGAGATCGGTACTCTCAGGATGCTCCATAGAATATTTAGATAGCGATTCCATTATTTCTCTCCTCGGTGTGCCTCTCCTCACATTGACTTTCTGATAATGTTGAGTCGCTTTCTAAGTATTTTCAGTAGTGGAGAGGGTAGCAATCTGGCTATCATGACAGATTAGCAGGTAGTGTGGCTACTGTCAAGAATTTATTTGCAATTTGCGGATAGAATAAGGAGAATTATGGTAATTAAAGAAAAAAAGGAGAGGAAAACCTTCTCTCCTAAATCAGAAAAGCAACGATTGATTTTGACAGATGACTCTACTGACATCTTGCTTTGTGGTGGTGAAATAGCACTGCCTCCACGTTAAAAACATCCCTTAAATTGCGGGAAAATCTCTAAGAGACGATCCGCAGCGAAGCTCTTATGAGAACGTTCAACGACTAGGCGAAAGCCGTACACACAAGCGTGTGGAAACAGGGGACTTAGAAGATATAGTCTGATCTATATGGTAACATATAGCTGCTTAATAGCGGCATTGACGTAGCGAATCAATGTGAACATAACCATTGGGTGCAGGTGGTTCAAAATCATTTACTTGCTTATTAAAAGCATTGAAGTATGTGAAAGACCCTGCCGCTAGGGTGCTTATTGTTCGAGAGAGCTACCCTACTTTAAAGTTATCTGGTGGATTGTTTGATGAGTCTTACAATATTTACCCTCATTTTGGAGGTGTGCCGAAAGTTCAAAGACTTACATGGGTATTCCCAAACGGTGCTACAATCCAATTTGCAGCGTTGCCTGATAACCTAGATGAATGGCGTGGCTTGCAAGCTTCGCACATCTTAGTAGATGAAGCTGCAACATTTAAAGAAGGCGATATTCTTTTCTTGATGTCCCGTTTGCGTTCAGCAAATTATAAAGGACATATGAACATTACAATGACCTGTAATCCTGATAGTAGTTCATTCTTGGCAGATTGGACTAAATATTCTTGGGAAGGTACTGAGGACGGTGTACCAAGAGAAGGTACTGAGCATAGAATTAGATATTTTGTGAATATCGAAGGTGGTATCAAGTGGGGTGACTCTAAAGAAGAACTTTATGAGACATGGGGACACGGTAAAACAATGGGTGTTGATTTCAACCCTAAGAGTTTCAGGTTTATCCCATTGCGAGTGTACGACAATCCTACATTATTGAAAAACAATCCTAGTTACCTTGATAACTTATTAAATCTCCCAAAAGTAGAACAACTTATATTCCTTCATGGTAGTTGGACAGCCAAATCTGAAGGTGCTACTTACTTTAAGCGTGAATGGTGTGATATTGTAGATGAAGTCCCTACTAACGTCATGGCAAGAGTGAGAAGTTGGGATTTTGCTGGTACAGAACCATCAACAACTGGTGCATATTCTAATCCAGATTGGACAGTTGGTGTATTAATGAGTAGAGATAGACTTGGTAACTATTATATTGAAGATATTAAACGCTTCAGATATCGTACTGAGAGAGTATTGAAAGAAGTCATACAAACAGCTCAGGAGGATGGTGTTAAGGAGGTTGAAGTTACTATTCCTACGGATGCTGGTGCTGCGGGTAAAGTAGCAGCTCAATATTACTTGAGAGTTTTATCAGAACATGGGGTTTATGCTAGAACAAAGATATTATCTGGGCATGCTAGTAAAATGACAAGGTTTAAGCCTTTGTGTGCATTAGCTGAATCAGGGAGTTTAAAGGTTCTAAAAGCTGATTGGAATGATGCTTTCTTTAACGAACTTGAAAACTTTAAAGATGATATCAGAGAACAGCGTAAACAAAAAGATGACCAAGTGGATGCTTCAAGTGACGCTTTTGCTCATCTCGCTAGAAAGACAACTATTCCTATTTTCTCGGTAAAACCACTATCTCAAGATAGTCCAATACCAAAATTATAGATAAATTAATATTTCCCTCTTGACATTATTACTGATTTGTGTTATAATGTCAAGAAATAATTACATATAGGAGTAACTTATGCCAAAAGCTAAAAGCGCCAATGGCGTGAGCGAAGCTGCAAAAAAACCTGATGATGGTAATGTACTACCTAGATTGTCTTTAAAGCAAACTGGTGTTTCAGGTTTAAAGATATCAAATGGTCAGATTCTCCAAGAAACTAATAAAGTTTTTAGAGCACCACATTTGTTTAAAGTCATTGAAGAAATGAGAACAAATCCTACTGTTGGTGCAGGTATGAATGTTTATACATTCCTAATCAATAGAAAAAAGTGGAAAATCTTAGCAGGAGAAGAGGCTTCTGCCAAAACAAAAGAAAGAGCAAAAATTATAAATTCCATGCTGCATGATATGGAAGATAGTTTTGAAAGTACTATTAATAGTATTATCCCTTACTTAGAGTATGGTTTTGGTGTCCATGAAATAGTCCCTTATCGAAGATTGACTAGGAACGGCTCTCGCTATAATGATGGATTAGTGGGCATTAAAAAATTAGCCGTCCGTAATCAGGAAACAATTGTTCGATGGATATTTTCTGAAGATGGCAGAGACTTGCTAGGTGTTGAACAATCTATTGCACATCTTGAAAATGCTCACAGATTTAAGAATCTAACAAATGAAAATGGAAATTTGTTTATCCCTAGAGATAAATTCCTTTTATTTACTTCAAATTCTACAGCAGGAAACCCACAAGGTGTTAGTATTTACAGAAACGTTTATTTAGCACATAAACAACTAACACTTCTACAAGAACAAGAAATTCTGACAATTGCTAAAGAAGCAAAAGGAATGATGCTTATTCAAGTTCCTGCAGAGTATTTGGCAGAAGATGCACCAGATCAAGGAGCTTCCGCAGAAGCTTTTAAGAAAATCATTGATGGATACAATAACGGGACAACTGCTGGTCTTCTTGTACCTCAAATCATTGATATGGACTCTAAACTACCTATGTTTAGCTATAGTTTAATGGATAGCAAAGGTTCTGTATCTGTTGAAGTTGAAAGTGTGATTAAACGTTTACAAAAAGATATTTTAATTAATATGTCTGTTGACGTACTTGCACTTGGCTCTGAAGGTGGTGGTGGGAGTTATGCACTAGCTTCTGAGAAAACTTCTGTATTAAATTTAGCAGTAGATTCTCGTCTAAAAGAAATTCAGAACGTTCTTAATCGTGAGCTTATTCCGTATATCTATAAAATGAATGGTTGGAATCTTGATGAGCTTCCTTACTTCGGGTATGAAGATGATGAAGATATTGACAAAGAAGTTGAAGGTGCTTTTATTCAAAAAATCTTCAGTGTTGGCGCTGTAGAAGCAGACAGACCTGTTATGAACTATGTTCGTAAAATTTTAGGTGTGCCTGAGAAGCCAGAGAATGAGCCTGTTGATAAAGATTCACTTCCTTCTAATATGTCTCAAATACAATCTAGGTCTGGAGATGGTGCTAAGTCTCCGACAGGGCAAGGTACTTCTACTAATCCTTTCAATAAGACAGACCCATCTACTGATAATATGTCAAATAAATAAGGAGAGATATGAGTTTTGTATATTGTCTATTTATAGAAAATAAACTAAGACCTTTAGCTAAAATAGGATGGAACCCAAACGAAGATCAAGAATACCTTTCTTGGTTGGAAGAAAGGAAATTAAATGACACAACCACACAGCTTATTTAGATATAGCTCTAAGATTTTCAATACCCCTCAATTTATCATTGCTGAAGAGTTTACACCAATCCTTCAATATCTGTCAAGTAGAAATGTTGGAGATATTGAGTTTGGTCTTGTTAAAAACTCTGCAGCTCCTGAGAAGCCAGAAGTAGTTAATAAAATTGGTGAACTTAATATCTCAGGTGCATTAACTTATAAACCCGTTATGGCTTTGTGTGGAGCAACTGGTACGAGTTACACAGGGCTGCTTCAAGACTTTGAAAGTCTAATTGCTGAAGGTGTTAAAACAGTTGTAATGGTTCACAATAGCGGAGGAGGTGAAGCTTCTCACATGCTATCAACCGCTGATCGTCTACGAGAACTTGCTGACCAGAATGGTGTTAAGCTAATTAGCTACATTGATACACTCTCAGCGTCTGCATCTCTTGGTCTTGGTATTGTTGCTGATGAAGTTGTGATTCATCCAGAAGCTCGTACAGGGTCTATTGGCGCTTTAATTGCGCTAGTTGATAGAAGTAAAGCTCTCGCTGATGCAGGTATTAAACCAATTTATATTAGCTCTGTAGAAGGTAAAGTACCTTTTAAAGATGATGGAAGTTTTTCTGACAAGTTTATTGAAAAAATGCAAAAAGAGGTTACTACTTTAGGTACTAAATTTGCAGAGCATGTTAGTAAATACTCTGGTATCCCTGTACAGGACATTATTGAATTAGATGCTGAAGTTTTCGGTGCTGAAGAAGCCCTTAAAATCGGTCTAGTAAATAAGATTATGAATCATCAACAATTTGCTGAATACTTAGCTAAATCATAAGGAACAAGTATGTTAGAACATCTCAAAAAGTTTTTATCTGCGAAAGCAGAAGCCCCTGTAGCAGAAGCTACGCAACTAGAAAAGGAAGAGTCGATGACTACAACCCAAGAGCAGCCTGAATTGACTGCTGACAATCATACAGCAGAATTGGTGGCGCAATTGGCTTCTCAAGCTTCTGCATTTGAAGAACTGCAAAACAAATTTGCAGAATTGACTGAAAAGTATTCTGAAGCTCAGGCAGCATTGGCAAGCTTGGAATCAGCTAAAGAAGATTTGGTAGCAAAAGCTGCTGAAGCAAAATTAGCAACACGTAAAGAAAAGTTGGAATTTGCTGTTGGCACTGAAAAAGCTGCAACATTGCTTTCAACTCTAGAAGTTTTGGATGACGCAGCATTTGAATCTGTTGTCTCCAGCATGACAGTGAACTTGGACAAAGAGCAATCTTCTACAGCATTCACTGAAAATGGTGTAACAGCAGAGGCTATTGAAACAAAGCCAAAGCATTTTAAAAACTATATCAAAACTAAATAAGGATATAAAATGACTAAATTAGCAACTCGTAGTAATAAGTTGTCGGGTGTCTTGGCTTGGGAACTCGAACCAGAAAGCGGTGTCACCCGCGAAGAAGTAACTGTTGTAATGCAAGCTGGTATGGACGTAGGTTCTGTTGTTGCATTTGATGGTGCAAGTAAATATGTTTGGGTACAAGCTTCTGCTGTAGCAACATTGAATGCTGACGTATGTGTAGTATTGACTGCTGATAAAGATATTCCATCTTTGACTGCTGGCGATCAAAAAATGACTGTATTGAAACGCGGTCATGCGAAGATTGTCGGCTCTGCATTGAACTATAAAGATGCATTGTCTGCACCACAAAAAGCAACTGTTTTGGCAGCTCTCAAAGTCAAAAACATTTTAGACACTACTGCAGTGTAATCTAATAGATAAAGGAAAATAATAATGAATGTACGTGATTACTACAACAGTTTTAAACAAACTGAGTTCGTTGATGCAGTAGTAGAGACCCCATTGCAATACGGTTATATCAACAGCTTGAACTTGTTTGAAACAAAAGGAACAAATCAGGTAGCGGTTGTATTTGATAAAGATACAACAACCACTACTTTGCTTCCACAAGTAGCTCGTGGCTCTAAAGTATCAACAACTGGTAAAGAACATAAACCTGAAACTTTTGCATTGCGCACTGCTTATTTTAAAATGACAGATCGTTTGACTGTTGAAGATATTCAAGGATGGCGTAAAACTGGTACTGATGAGTCTGACACATTAGCAAATGCAACTGCAGAGAAATTGACTGATATGCGTAGAGCATTCGATCAAACAGAAGAATACATGAAGTTGCAAGCATTGAAAGGTGTTTTCAAAACTCCAGACGGTACTGTTATGGCTGACATGTTCTCTGAGTTTGGTATTTCTCAAACTTCTGTTGACTTGTTATTAGGTACTTCCACAACTGATATTGACAAAAAATTCCGTGAAATCAAATCTTTGGTATCTAAGAATGTATTGAACGGTGGTGCAATTGGTGGTGTTGAATTTATCGTTGACCCATTGATTTTTGATAAGTTGATTTCTCATAGCAACATGAAAACGGCTTACCAATATTATTTAAACTCTGGTCGTCAAGCATTGCGTGATGATTTGAGTAACTATATGGCTTATGGTATTCAAGACGTATTTGAACATCGTGGTGTTCGTATCGTTTCTTACGATGCAACATTCAACTTACCAAGTGGCTCTACAGAAAAAGCATTTGCTGACAACACTGGTATCGCTTTTGCATCAGGTGTCCGTGGTTTGTTCCGTGGTTACTACGCTCCAAGCAACAAGTTGTCTGCAGCAAACACAAATGGTCAACCTCTGTACATGACTACTAAAGTTGATGAGGATGATGAGTATGTTGAGTTCACTCTCGAAACAGCCCCGTTGTTCTTTGCAACAAAACCTGCGAGTTTGATTGCTTTGACAAGCTCTAACTAATAGGGGATAGACTTTCTAAGATAAACACTTAGCAGTCTCTTGACTTAGCAACTTTCCATGTTATAATGGGAGGTTGCTAAAATGAAGGGATTTATTGTGAAAAAATTAACTCAAGAAGAGTTTTTAGAGAAAGTAAAGAAAATACACGGTGATAATTATATTTTATCAGACGCTGTTTATTTAACAGCTAAGGAAAAGGTTAAAATTATTTGCCGCAAACATGGAGAGTTCTTGATAACACCCGATAATCTACTACAAGGAAAAGGTTGTAAGATATGTGGTGTAGAAAGTACTAAAAGACTTCAGAGGCGTACATTTCAAGACTTCCAAAAATTAGCTACAACGATACATAATGGTAATTACACGTATGATGAGGCTAGTTATGTTTCAAGTCAAGTAAAGCTGAAAATTAGTTGCAAATTGCACAACTTAGAATTTTATATGACTCCAAATAAACATTTACAAGGGAGTGGTTGTAAGATTTGTGGATGTTGGTGCGCCGGACTAGAAGTTCGTTACCCGGGCGAATATCTTTTGTAGAATGCATGGTAGTTTTAGTATTACTCCCCATAATCATTTAAATGGTCAAGGTTGTCCTAGTTGTTCACAAAACGGTTTTAATAAATCTAAGCAAGGTTGTTTGTATGTGCTAAATAATGGTAACACTACGAAAATTGGGATAACAAACAGAGATGTTAGTCAACGAATAAAAGAAATAACAAAATCATCTGGAGTAGCTTTTACTGAGATTTTTAGAATTAAAGGTGATGGTGAATTTATTTTTAATACAGAACAAGAATTATTAAAACAATTAAAAACAGAATACCAGCAACCTTCTGAGAAGTTTGACGGATATACTGAGTGTTTTCATGACGTCGATATCGAAAAATTAATAAAACATATTAAGGAACAAAATGGTACTAAACCTTACTCAGAATGAAGATAAAATTAGGTTGCGAGTAGGTGATTACAACGAACCTCTATTACTACCTACTAGTGTCTACTCAGCTACTTTAGCTGAAAATAATAACAATGTCAATAAGTGTATTCCTATCATAGCAACATATTTGTTAGCAATATTTGCACAACAAACACATGAGAAATTGAACTACATTGAAGTTTGGGGGAATACAACTTACACAAACTACAAAGACTTCCTTCTCAACGTTATTAAGAATCCTAGATTAAAACAGTCTGCACCTATCCCTTATTCTGGTGCTGCAGCATCTACAGACAAACATCCTCTGATTCAGTTTACAGAAGATTGGAATTACGCTTTTGAGTATCCAAATCAGTCAAAAGATTTGTACAACATTTCTAACAAACAAAATTACAAGATATGAATCCCATTGGACAATTTGATAGGACAGTAGATCGTTTGATATCTAGATATGGTGGTAAAGGTGTTCTGACTATCTTTACAAACGGTGTCTATTTGGATGGTGAAGTAACTCGGACTTCCACAAACTACGATGTAAACATCGCAATATTTGACTATCCTCAATCTATGGCTGGTGACAAGAGTAATTTTGGAACTCTTGTATTAGAGGGTGACAAACAGTGCTATATGCAACCTGTAAATAAAGCTGATGCTAATTATGAAAGTCCTGTAATTAAAGCAAACAGAGACTTGATTAAAATTGAAGGTGTTGAGTGGAAAATATTGACACTGAAAGAAATAAACCCAAGCAGTGCAAATACCATTGTATATGATTTGCATCTTAGAAAATAAAACTAAGGAAATCACATAGCACTTCAATATTCAGTCGCTGTAATAATGCTCGTCTAGATGCAATTGAAACAACTGTTGGAACATCTGCAAAGTTAAGAGTTTATACAGATTCTGCATTTGATACAGTTACATCGACTTTCGTAGAAGGTGGTATTGCTGGTAATAGCTATAAAATAGTGAATAACATAACTACTAGCATTGGACGAAAAGATTCTAGAACAATAAAACTTTATTGTAAACCTAGATAAATAGTAAGCAACATATTGACTTTAGAACAAAGTTATTATATAATGATAGGAAACAAAATGGGAAGCTTTGCAGACAGTCTAAAAGCTAATGTAGCAGAAGTTAAACAAGAAGTAAATGACAAGATTGTAAAAGTATTTAAAGATATAGCTTACAATGTTGTTTACTTGACTCCTAGTCCTAGTTGGAGTATGTCTCCTAGAGGTACAAGCGGAAACATTGCTTACTACTCTGACGGTTTGTTAGCTAATCAATGGTATCCTGCTGAGAATAAGATATCTGATGAAATCAACAACAATACGTCAGATCATGGTGGAGATAGCTACTCAAGACTCAGTGCAATGAGAGATGTTAAAACGTTTATGAAAA